AAAAAAGGAATATAAAGAGTGGAGAAGAGAAGTGTTTGAACGGGATAACTATATTTGTAAAAAATGTGAGAATCTTGGTAGGAAACTTAATGCTCATCACATAGAAGACTATTCCAGCAACAAAGAAAAACGTCTCGATGTAGATAACGGGGTAACTTTGTGTGAAAAATGCCACAAAATGTTTCATAGAATTTATGGATTAAAAGTTTCAAGAGAAGAATATGAAATATTTATAAATCTATAAAAGAGGAAAGGATAAAAACATATGAACTATAAAACACAACCTTTAGAATATGGATATATTTTAAGGGATGATGGAGTAAAAGTATATCCAGATACACCAGAATATTTAGAATATGTTGCGTGGGTAAATGAGGGAAATACTCCTGAAATCTGGAATGAGGAATGGAGGCCAATAATTATTCGTAGAAATGAATTGCTTTTACAGTCTGATTGGACTCAACTTACAGACACAGTTCTAACAAATGATGAAAAAATATTATGGGCAGAGTATAGACAGAATTTAAGAAATATTCCTCAAGATTTTATAAATCCGCAAGATGTAATATTTCCGGAGGTTCCATGATACAAAACCTTGCAAAAAAAATACTTGGAGATGCTCAATTAGCAGAAATGAAAACTTCTCTTCCTTTGAAAGAAAGAATCTTAAAATTAGAAGAGGACAATATTATTCTAATCAAAGGGGTAGACACAACCAAACTAACAACAGAAGAAATAAACACATTAGGTATTACAGAAATAGCAGTGGAATAAAATAATCATTTTATAAATGAATATGGAGTAAAAATAAGGGGTATATAAATTATCATAACCCGTAATCTAAAGGAGGATGATAAATTATGATTTGGTCACAATTAGGTCACCTTCCTTTAGGTAAAATAGATGCGGTATCCTTGGTATCTCTTACCGTAGATGATTCCGCTCATGCTTTAACATCAGAAAATGTAACTTTAACTCAAAATTATTCTATAACAGTAAATAATAGTTCTCATGTTTTAACGTCAGAAAATGTTACTTTAACTCAACATTATGCTTTGTCGGTAAACAGCACTTCTCATGTTTTAACATCTGAGAATATATCACTAACACAGCACGGAACTTTAACTTTAAATAATAGTTCACATGTTTTAACTTCTGAGAATGTAACTTTAACTCAGCATTATTCATTATCAGTAAATAGTAGTTCTCACATACTAACATCAGAAAATGTTTCACTAACTCAACATGGGTCACTAACAACAAATAACGCTTCTCATATTCTAACATCTGAGAATGTTTCACTAACACAACATGGAACTTTAACAGTAGCAGATTCAACACATGCACAAACAGTGATGAATGTTGATTTATCACAAAGCAGTGATTTGATGGTTGATGACACAACACATGTTTTAACATCTGAAAATTGTGTTTTGAGTCAACATCATATACTTAGTGTAAATGATTGTGCTCATGTTTTGACTTCTGAACAAGTTAATTTGACACAACGTCATTCATTAACAGTACAAAGTTCTACACATGTATTGACATCAGATAACGTAACTGTTTCTGTTTTTTATACTATACCCGTTAATGATTCGAGTCATGTATTAGTTTCAGAAAATGTTAGTTTAACACAGCATAATACACTTTTAACAAACAGTACTTCTCACGCTCTAACGTCAGAAAATATTGTTCTCACTCAACATTATGCGTTATCTGTAAATAATTCATCTCATGTATTAACATCAGATAATGTAATACTAACGCAGTATAATCATTTAACAGTCAATAATTCTCAACATATTTTGGTTTCAGAAAATGTTGTATTGACACAGAATTATGAACTAACGGTTAGTGATACCCAACATTTGTTGGTGTCTGATAGTGTGTCATTAACTCAGCATTTTGTATTAAGTGTAAATGATTGTTCTCATGTTTTAGTTAGCGAACAAGTTGTGCTAACCCAACATGGTATTTTAACAATTAATGATGCTCAACATATTTTAGTTTCTGATAATGTAACACTCCTTGCATCTGGAACCTTACAAATAGCTGATTGCAGTCATCTTTTAACTTCTGATAACATCAGTCTGACACAACACAATAATTTAAGTATAAATAATACTTCTCACGTGTTGACATCAGAAAATGTGACAGTAACACAAAACACCTCAATACTTGTAAACGACAGCAGCCATTTATTAACCAGCGAAAATGTTAGTTTAGCACAAAATTATTCCATAATTGTGAATGATTCTGCTCATATACTAACATCAGAGAATGTAACAGTTACTTATCATGTTGCTCAATATACTGTGTATCCTCAAGATTGTTCGCATGTATTAACATCAGAGAACGTAACTTTAACTCAACATAGCTCGCTGGCAGTAAATAATTCAAGTCATATATTAGTATCAGAATCAGTTCTCTTATCTCAAAAGTTTGGGATAACAGTAAATGATTGTAGTCACGTATTAACATCTGATGAAGTTGGATTGAGTATTAAATTTGCTATATTAGTAAATGATAGTATTCATGTTTTAACTTCTGATAATGTTGCTTTGATACAATCTGGTGCATTATTTATAAATAATTGTAGTCACATATTAACATCCGATGAGGTTTCGTTAATTCAAAACTACAGTGTCCTGGTTGATGATGCACAACATTTATTGATATCAGATGAAGTAGTATTGATAGTAAAACACGTTTTAATTATATCAGATTCTCAACATTTGTTGATGTCTGATAATGTAGATTTAACACAACATAATTATCTTGCAGTGAATGATGCTTATCATATTCTTGAAAGTGATAGTGTTGCTTTTATTTGGATTATTATATTTGTATTATCTAGAAAGCTTGCGATGGATACAAGAATATATGATACTACAAGCATAGTAAGAAGAATCAATAGCAAAGTCAATATTGATAGAGAATTGTATGATAGTGTTGATGTTAGAGATTTATTTAATTCTAAAGTATCTGTTGATGCTGAAATTTATGATAAGGTTGGATTTGTATAATCCAGAAAGGAGGTTATTATTTTTAATCCTCACGTGAATCCCTCTTGCCCTCCTAAAAACAATCTACAGGTCGGTGCTGTCAATTTATCTATAGAATTGCAATTGATGGATGGATATGTTCCATTAGACATTTCTGCTGCTTCTGTAAAACAGATCATTATTGATAAACCAGATGGGACAAATTTGACTAGAAGTGCAAGTTTTGTTACAGATGGCACAGATGGGAAATTATATTATTTGACTGTGGCCGGAGATTTTGATCAAGCTGGCACCTATAAAACACAAAGTTTTGTAACCATTCCTGGGTTTTCTGGATATAGTTCTATTACAACCTTTGAAGTATATGCGAATGTATAGCTTTAAATAGGTTATATAACCTAATTATTAGGTGAATGAATATTGTTGATAGGGAAGGATATTATTTAGTATCCTTCCCTATTATAATCGCAACTGTTTTGTAATTTATTGACAACTTTCTTAGATTATTGGTTGCGAATAAAGCAAGAAAAATCTTTTACTTGGAGAAAATAATGAAACAAGAGGTTTTTACCTCATGCCTAGAAAGATGGAAGAATTCTGATGGCTTCACAAAGTTCTGGCCAGAGCTTGCAGAAAAATGGGGATATCAATCTGGTGAAAGTTTAAGATGGGCATTTAAACAGGAACGAAAAAAACAGGGCATAACAAAAGAAATATTCAAAAAAGAAAAAAATACCTTTTGCAAAATTCTTATCATGGACATAGAGACGACCCCGATTCTGGGGATGGTGTGGGGGATGTATGATCAAAATTTGTCGTATGATAGAATAATTCAAGATTGGTATCTTTTAAGTTGGTCTGCAAAATGGTTATTTGAACCTAAAGTTATGTCTGATGTTTTAGTGTCGGAAGAAGCTAAATTACATGACGACAGAAGAATAACAAAATCTATTTGGCATTTATTGGATAAAGCGGATGTTGTGATTGCCCATAATGGTAATGCTTTTGATTTAAAAAAATTAAATGCAAGATTTATTAAATATGGGTTGAATCCCCCTTCTCATTATCAATCAATAGATACATTATTAGTTGCAAGAAATGTATTTAGGTTTACTTCAAATAAATTAGATGACCTTTGTACTTTTTTTGAAATCCCAAACAAGAAGGAAACCACTTTTGATTTGTGGAAAAGATGTTTTTATGGAGAAGAAGATGCCTTAAAAGAAATGGAAAAATATAACAGAAACGATTCGGTTATTTTGGAGGATGTTTATTTGAGGCTGAGACCTTGGATAAAGGGGCATCCAAATCTAAATCTTTGGAATGAAGAGCTTGTTTCTATTTGTCCTAATTGTGGTGGCGATATTAAAATTGGTGGAAATTATTATACCTCTACTGGCAGATATGATTCCTTCAAATGTTTTAATTGTGGTGCAATTGGGAGAAGTAAAAAGAATAATTTAAGTAAAGATAAGAATAAGACAATCATAAGATAATAACATTTTAAAAGAGTCATTCATAAAATGACTCTTTTATTTAGCCGCAGTAGCTCAATTTGGAAGAGCATTCGATTTGTAATCGAAAGGTTTTGGTGGTTCAACTCCACTCTGTGGCTCTAGCAAGTAGTACGAAAAATTTCCTGCGATATGGAGGCGGCTTTGTATAATGGAATAAAGATAGTTGAAATTGACAATGATGAAACTTTAGCTAGATTATATGAAGGTTATAATGATTTTGATTTATTTATAAATCAATATATTATTATAAAAGATAAAGAAGGGAAAGTGTTAGATAAATTAAGATGGACAGGAACAGAATTTGCCAAATTGACTTATAAGAATATAAAAAATTTTAAGCCAAAAACTGATAAACAAAGTTGTTTATTTGATTTATTGTCAAATAAAAATATTCCTATAAAGATTATTGCGGGAGTAAGTGGGAGCGGGAAAACAAAATCGTGTATATCTTATGGATTATATTTTGTTGGCAATGAAACCTATTCCCATCTTTTTGTTGTAAGGCACAACGTTGGCATTGGTGAGAAAAATGGATTTCTTCCAGGAGATAAGTTTGACAAAATTCGTAGTTGGCTAGGATTTATGGAAGATAACCTTGATGATACTCAGTATACAATTGAAGATTTATATTCTAAAGGAATATTGAAGGTGGATGGACTTGAATATATGAAAGGTCGAGACTTGAAGGATTCATTTATTATTATAGATGAAGCAGAAGATTTATGTGAAGACCAATTCAAAATGTTAGGGGAGAGGCCGGCGGAAAACAGTATTATTTGCTTTGTTGGCGACTATGAGCAGGCAACGCAGGACAAATACAAAAACAGTAGCGGATTAAAACGTGCAATAAACAAGTTAGTTGGCAACCCCAATGTAGGTATAATAGTTTTTGACGATAAAGAGAATGATAATGTTAGAAGCGAAGTAAGTAAAATATTTACTTATTTATATTAGTCAAAAAGAATGGGATAGAATGGAAGTCATGAGCCATTTGATAAACGGGAGACTCCCCCGCTTCCCATTTTTTAATATTCTTGGAGTTCAATGGAGATAAAATGAACAAGAGATTCGCAAGTTTAAAAATAAATGAAGATGATGTGGTTGATATGTATTCTAGCGGAAGTACTATTTTAGACATAAGGAATGTATACCACACTAGGGATAAAACCATATCTGACATTCTTAAGAAAAATAATGTAACAATAAAAAAGACTTATCAATATTATACTAGCAAAGAACTTGCTAGGACTAGAAAATATTATTGTAAAGAAGATATTTTTGAGAATATAGACAATATTGACAAAGCTTATTGGTTAGGGTTTTTATATGCCGATGGAAATGTTTATATTCCAGATGGCAAAGATGGTAATGGCAGAGGAATCAGAATAGAAATAACTTTGAAAGAGGAAGATGGTTACCATTTGGAAAATTTTTCACATTTTATAGAGTCTAATTATCCAGTAAAACAAAAAATTGTAAAACTAAATGGAAAAGAGATACCCATCTATCGCATAGCGATATCAAGCGTAAAGATGGGAAATGATTTGATAAAACATGGATGTGTGCCAAGAAAAAGTTTGACATTGAAATATCCAAACGATTTGAAAGAACAATTTTTTTGTAGTTTTTTGGCTGGGTATTTTGATGGAGATGGGTGCTTGTCTTTTACTAAAAACAACAGAAATAGTTACTCAAGTCAACTTAGTATAATGGGAACATATGAATTTTTAACATCAATCAAGTATAAATTGTATAATTTTGGCATAGATACTGGCGATGTTGCAAGTGCGTGTTCGAAAGCGTTTATACTACGAATATCTAATCATAGTCATGCAAATTTTTATAATTTAATCTACAATAAGTCTTCATACATATTAGGAAGAAAGTTTGAAAAGTTTAGATATATGTTAGATACCAGAAATAAAGATTATGATATTTCTGATGTTGCAAAGATATTTAGACTCTTATAAAATAACAATAGAGGTAAATAAAATGGCAGGAAGAGGTAGACCAGTAGGTAGTGTTAGTAAAACTACCGCTTTAAGTAGCCGTAGAAAAAAAATAAAAAAAACACCACTAATGAGTAAAACTGGTGTTGAATTAGATAGTTGTCATTGTAGACGTTGTATGAAAGATAAGAAACCAACTGATTTTTTTGATGCTGTTGATTTTTTTCTTGATACAAGTGGTAAAATGAGTATTTGTAAATCTTGTTGTAATGATATTTATTCTAGAATGTATTTAAGTGAACATTCAATGGATAAAGCATTATTAAGATGCTGTAGAATTTTGAATGTAAGATATGATGAAGATGCCGTATCTACAACTCAAGAAAGAGTAAAAAAAATATTTGATGAAGGAAGAGAAACTGAGAATATTTTTGGCATTTATAAAATGAGTTTGTCTGCTACACAAAAGACAAGAATTACTCGCAGGAATATTATGGAAGATATGATATTTGTGGAACCAGTAGGCATAATGTCTGCTGTAAATCCTATGGGTGATGACATTGAAGAATCTTTTGATATTAAGCAATTTTGGGGGGATAATTTTGAATATGATGACTATGTCTATTTAGAAAGAGAATTATCAGAATGGAAAAAGACACATAAGTCAGATACTAAAGCAGAAGAAACATTATTGAAAGAACTATGCTATAAGGGTCTTGAAACAAGAAAAGCTAGAGTTGAGGGAAGATCAACCGCTAATCTTGTAAAAGAGTTACAAGACCTTATGAAAACTGCTAGCGTTGACCCTGCTAAAACAGCAATTGCAGGTTCTGGTAAAAGTCAAGATACGTTTTCTAGCTTTATAAAAACTATTGAAGAAAATGAACCAGCAGATTTTTATAAAGATAAAGGTCTATTTAAAGATTTTGATAATATTGATTTTTATTTTAGAAAATACGTTACGAGACCATTAAAAAATTTTATAACGCAATCTAGAGATTTTAATGTTGAAACGGATGATTACGATGATAGTGATGAATTTTTGATGGATGATAAAATAACTGTAGAGGATATCAATAATGGCAACATCCCCCAGACCCTACAAGAATAATCAAATCAAAAATATAGAATCTCAGGATGGGTTCACTAGACCGAAAGATATGGTAAGGCATACTAAGATTGAGGG